CTGTGTAATATACACATTACATCGCAACTAACCCAACTTTATCTAATACAATTAATACCCCCTCCCCCTTGCAAATTCTATAAAACACTTATAAGATCGCGCCTTGAAACGCACCCCCCTTACTTTTCTGGAGTCCCGTTTCCTCCATGCCTATATTTATTACGCCCGATACAGATATTCCGTTGCCATTCGACCTGACCCCTGAGGAGGTTGTTGGTTTTCGTGAGAGGGCTAAAGCGGCATGCGCGTCCATCCAGGAACTGATTAGCGTCGGCGCAACAGTTGACGTTACAGACGAAGACTCAGTGCAAGCGCACACGGTTGTTTCTTCAGAAAACCTAAACGTTAAAGCGGAAACACCAGGAACAATTCTTAAGATCGAAGCATTGCTGACTAAGTATGACTACGAGTTCTTAGAGGCTAATAGACGTATTGCTAATCTAGTGACCAACAAGTTGCTAGAAGAAGTAGAGAGTGAAGATCCTAAGATGAGGATGCGAGCCTTGGAGATGCTAGGCAAGCGCCGTGGTGTGAATTTATTTAGCGAGCAGATTGAAGTAACGATCAAACAAAAGCCGGTAAATGAAATTGAGGATGAGTTAACGCGTCTGTTGCAGCGGTATGTGGGTGATGCCATACCTGTGCAAGCCAAAGAGATCAAGACGGAAGAGAAGGAACCAAGTCTATTAGATATAGACCTTGATAAAGAGCTTGGACTAGGAGGGGATGATGCAGAACGATCTGCTGACAGCCCTGAGAAATAATCCAGCTTTATTAAAACAGATACCCGATGCGGTGAAACCCCGCGTGTTTACGCTATTGGAAGAGTTGGAGCAGCGCAAAGAAGCTGAACAAGCGCAGAAATCGTTCATGGCGTTTGTAAATAAGGTGTGGCCTAACTTTATTCATGGGGCGCACCACGCAAAGATGGCTGCGGCGTTTGAAAAAGTGGCAGAAGGTAAGATAAAACGCCTCATTATTAATATGCCGCCGCGTCATACGAAGTCAGAGTTTGCGTCTTATCTGCTGCCATCTTGGTTTCTGGGCAAGTTCCCTAATAAAAAGGTGATTCAAACCTCGCATACGGCAGAGTTAGCAGTGGGTTTTGGTAGAAAGGTGCGAAATCTTGTCGATCAAGACATCTATAAAGAAATATTTCCAACAGTTGGCCTACAAGCAGACTCTAAAGCTGCTGGCAGGTGGGCGACTAACAAGGGTGGAGACTATTTTGCTATCGGTGTGGGAGGTGCTGTTACGGGTAAAGGCGCGGATATTCTGATTATTGACGACCCGCACTCGGAACAAGAGGCTGCACAGGCCGAAACTAACCCAGAGATTTACGACAAAACCTACGAGTGGTACACATCCGGGCCTCGGCAGCGTCTACAGCCGGGGGGTGCGATCATTATTGTGATGACGCGCTGGTCAAAGAAGGATTTGACGGGTCAAGTACTTAAAGCAGCGTCACAACGCAGTGGTGAAGAGTGGGAAGTCATCGAATTTCCGGCACTTTTGCCTAGTGGACGACCGCTGTGGCCCGAGTTTTGGCCTAAAGTTGAGCTTGAGGCACTGCAAAAAGAGCTTCCCCACGCGAAATGGATGGCGCAGTACCAACAAAACCCCACATCAGAGACTTCTGCCATTGTTAAGCGGGATTGGTGGAAAACTTGGGAAGATGATGAGGCTCCCAACTGCGAATTTACGGTAATGTCGTGGGATACGGCGTTTGAAAAGAACAACCGTGCGGACTATTCTGCGATGACTTACTGGGGTGTGTTCTATAAAGACGACGATAACGGCATCCGGCAGGCTAATATCATCCTGCTCAACGCATTTAGAGACCGTATGGAGTTTCCAAAGCTTAAACAGGTGGCGCTCGACGAATATAAAGAGTGCAAACCTGATTCGATCATTATCGAGAAGAAAGCTTCTGGGGCACCGTTGATTTATGAGATGCGGGCGATGGGTATTCCTGTGCAAGAGTTCACGCCAAGTAAGGGTAATGACAAGATTGCACGACTTAATGCGGTAGCAGATATATTTGCGAGCGGTCGGGTGTGGGCACCGAACACACACTGGGCGGAAGAGGTCATCGAGGAAGTTGCAAGTTTTCCTGCGGGAGATCATGATGACTATGTGGACTCGGTGTCTTTGGCGCTGATGCGCTTTCGTAAAGGTGGCTTTGTCCGCACGCTGCTCGACGAAGAGGACGAGCCTGTGTATTTCAAGGGGCGTCGGCAGTACGCCTACTATTAAGGATAGATCATGGCTACAAGCTTTTTTGACAAAGCGTTAAACCAAGCGCCCTTGGGGTTGCAGAATGATGGTCTGGTCATGGAGCCAGACATCGAGATTGAGATCGAAGACCCTGAGTCTGTTGCTATTGGCTTGGGCGGGTTAGAGATTGTGATCGGTAAGGAAGATGAGGAGGATGGGTTCAACGACAACCTTGCCGAGAAGATGGATGCCAAGGAGTTAGCCACTCTTGCCGAAGATCTGTGCAGTGATTTTGAAGATGACATCTCATCCCGCAAGGACTGGATGCAGACCTACGTCGATGGGTTGGATCTGTTAGGGCTTAAGGTTGAGGATCGCACAGAGCCGTGGCCCGGAGCGTGCGGTGTGTACCACCCGCTGCTTACTGAAGCTGTAGTGAAGTTTCAGGCCGAGACCATCATGGAGACATTTCCAGCACAAGGTCCGGTGCGTACCAAGATTATTGGTGAAGAAACTAAAGAGAAGAAAGAGTCTGCTGCGCGTGTGCAGGCAGATATGAACCACCAGCTTACCGATGTGATGATCGAGTACAGACCTGAGCACGAGAAGATGCTGTGGGGACTGGGGCTGGCGGGTAATGCGTTTAAGAAAATCTACTTTGACCCAGGGCTTGATCGACAGACGGCGATGTATGTGTCGGCTGATGATCTTGTGGTGCCATACGGTGCTGCGAATATTGAGACAGCCGAGCGTGTTACGCATGTCATGCGTAAGACTAGAAACGAGCTAGAGCGGCTAATGGAGAGTGGGTTCTACGTTGATGTAGAGCTTGAAGATCCTAGCGATTCGCTCGATGAAGTAGAGAAAAAGATCGCAGAGAAGATGGGGTTCAGGGCAACAACCGATAATCGGTACAAGCTCTTAGAAATGCACGTAACCCTTGATCTTCCAGGCTTTCCTGACAAAGATGAAGATGGCAAAGAGACTGGGCTGGCTGTTCCGTACGTCATTACGATTGAGAAATCAAACAGTAAGATCTTAGCGATTAGGCGTAATTGGAACCCAGACGATGAGTTAAAGAAAAAGCGTCAGCACTTTGTTCATTACCCGTACATCCCAGGCTTTGGCTTTTATGCCTTTGGGCTTATTCACTTGATCGGTGGGTTTGCCAAGTCGGGTACGTCGATTCTCCGTCAGCTTGTCGATGCAGGTACGCTATCAAATCTCCCAGGTGGATTTAAGACCAAGGGGATGCGTACTAAAGGTGATGACACACCGTTTGCTCCGGCTGAATGGCGCGATGTGGACATAGCCTCGGGTGCTCTCAAAGACAACATCATGCCGCTTCCGTACAAGGAACCGTCGCAGGTGTTAGCTGGACTCATGGACAAGATCATCGACGAGGGTCGGAGATTTGCGTCCGCAGCAGATCTTAAAGTTTCTGATATGTCGGCTCAGTCCCCGGTTGGGACAACGCTAGCGATCCTAGAGCGCACACTGAAGGTGATGTCGGCTGTTCAGGCGCGGATTCATTACTCGATGAAGCAGGAGTTCCGGCTCTTAAAAACCATCATCGCTGATTACACACCTGAGTCTTACGACTACGAGCCAGTGGATGGTCGCCCCAGAGCTAAGAAATCAGACTACGACAACGTCGATGTGATCCCGGTCAGTGATCCGAACGCAGCGACAATGAGCCAGAAGGTGGTGCAGTACCAAGCGGTTATGCAGTTGGCTGCTACTGCGCCTCAGTTATATGACTTACCCTATCTTCATAGGCAGATGTTAGAGGTTCTTGGTATCAAAAACGCCGAGAAGCTCGTGCCGATGGAAGATGATATGAAACCGACTGATCCTGTATCTGAGAACATGGATATGTTCCAAGGCAAGCCAGTCAAGGCGTTTATCTACCAAGATCACGCCGCACACATCACAGTGCATATGTCAGCACTGCAAGATCCCGTCACAGCACAAGTTCTTGGTCAGAGTCCAAACGCTCAGGCTATGAGTGCTGCATTTATGGCGCATATTGCCCAACACTTTGCCTTTCAATACCGTAAAAACATCGAAGACAAACTCGGGGTTCCCTACCCTGCACCCAACGAAGAACTGCCCGAAGAGATGGAGGTCGAGATCTCCAGACTCGCTGCCGCAGGAGCACAGAAGCTCTTGCAATCTAATCAGGCAATGGTTCAACAAGCCCAGGCTCAGCAGCAGGCACAAGATCCAATTGTGCAGATGCAGCAACAAGAACTTCAGCTTCAAGCTCAAGAATTGCAACGCAAAACCGCTAAAGATCAGACGGATGCTCAACTTAAAGCAGCCCAGATCGAGACCGAGCGTATGCGGATTCAGAGCCAGATGGATATTGACGGTGCCCGACTGGGTGCTCAGATCGCCAAAGATCAGATGGAGCAGGAGTTCCAAGCAGGCGTTGAAGCCGTTCGCAATGAGATAGAGGGCACGCGGATTGGTGCTGATATAGCTAGGAATATTGCTGCAATGCAGCAACAGCAGGAACAAGCAACTGCTAGAGCTATTAACCAGCCAAAAAAGGGGACTAAAGAATGACGGAGTCTGAGAAAGTTTTACGGCATTTGATCAGCCGCTGTATCGACGAACAGAAGCATTTAGCCGAAGTTCTCGCGCAGGGGCTGGCAAAGGACCACGCGGATTATCGCTTTCAGTGCGGTGTGATGCGTGGAATCGCAATAGGGCAAGGATTTCTTGCTGACATGTTAGAAAGGATGAGTGACGACGATGAGTGAACTCCTAGTAGGGTCTACAAGCGGCTCTGCGACGGTACTGCCTGAAACCGCCGAAGAAAAAGCGCGACAACTCCCTGAGCCATCAGGTTATCGAATCTTGTGTGCAATCCCAGATATTGAAGACAAGTTTGATAATGGACTCATTAAAGCCGATGTCACGATGCACCACGAAGAATTACTAACGACGGTGCTTTTTGTCATCAAGATGGGGCCAGATGCTTATAAGGACGAGAAGCGATTCCCATCAGGGCCGTATTGCAAAGTCGGTGATTTTGTATTGGTTCGCCCCCATGCAGGCACACGCCTGAAGATTCATGGCCGGGAATTTCGCATCATTAACGATGACTCTGTCGAGGGGGTTGTAGAAGATCCTCGCGGTATTAGTCGCGCATAAGGAGTTTAAAAATGGCTGAGCAAGAAACCGCCAACACCGAGTTTGAAATTGAGATCGAAGACGACACGCCTCCTGAAGATCGTGGGCGGGAACCCTTACCCAAAGAGCTAGTTAAAGAGCTTGAGGAAGACGAACTCGAAGAGTATTCCGAGAAAGTCAAAACTCGCCTCAAGCAGATGAAAAAGGTTTGGCACGACGAGCGTCGTGAGAAAGAACGTGCGTTACGTGAGCAGCAGACTGCGATAGAAATGGCGCAGCAGTTACAAAACGAGATTAAAACGCTGCGTTCTAAAGTGACTGAAAACGAAGGGCATTTAGTTAATACAGCTAAAAATGCTGTGGAACTAGAGCTTAAAAACGCTGAAAAAGCTTATAAAGAGGCTTATGAAGCGGGCGATTCTGATAAGTTATTAGAAGCTCAGAAGCAGTTAACTGAAGCATCTTATAGACTTGAGCGGTTAAAAGGATACAAACCCCCTGTACAACCGCAAGAAACTGAAGTAAATTTACCTAATACGCAGCCCCAGGCTCCGAGATTAGATCCTAAAACTGATTCATGGCGTAGACAAAATACGTGGTTTGGGTCAGATGATGAGATGACTGCTGCCGCACTTGGCCTAAACAACAAACTGCTTAGGGAACGCGGTGCAGCATTTGAAGGGTCTGATGAGTACTGGGAAATCGTCGATAAGACGATGCGTAAAAGATTCCCCGAGTATGAATGGGGCGACGAACCTGCTGAGCCTGAGACAAAATCAACTCCAGCACGTACAGAAAGACCAGCTACTGTTGTAGCTCCCGTTTCTCGTAGTACGACTTCCAAAAAAGTCAAACTTAGTCAATCCCAACTTAACGTCATCAAGAAGATGGGAATAACTCCTGAGCAATATGTGAAGGAACAAATGAAATTGGAGCGAGCAAATGGCTGAAAATCGTTTATCTAGAGAAGTCGAGAACCGCGAGAAGTCTGCGCGTCCTAAACAGTGGAAACGTGCGGATGTTCTTCCCGAAATCGAACCGATGCCTGGATATGTACCCCGCTGGGTGCGCGTATCTTCGCTTGGTAAGGCTGACCCCAAGAATATCTCTGCCAAACTCAGAGAAGGATGGGAGCCGGTAAGGGTTGAAGAACAGCCAAACCTAAAGTTTATGCGCGATGAGAATAGTCGGTTTAGAGACAATATTGAGATTGACGGATTGTTGCTCTGCAAAATGCCTGAAGAGTTCGTTAAACAACGTACCGAGCACTTCAACAATGTTGCCAAAGCCAACATGGATGCTGTAGACAACAGCTTTATGAGAGAGAGCGATGCTCGGATGCCACTCTTTGCGGAGAAGCGATCCAAAGTGTCGTTCGGTAGAGGAACTTAACTTAAACGAGGTCAAAAATGGCTTATCCTGTTATTGACGCTCCCTACGGTTTTAAACCCATCAATCGACTAGATGGGCTACCTTATGCGGGGGCGGTAAGGCAATTACCGATTGCCAACGCGTACAATCAGAATATCTTTTACGGTGACATCGTTCAGATTTCTGGCGGTACGATTGTGCGTTCTTCAATGAGCGCAGCTTCTTCTCCAGGCACGGCTGTCGCCGGTACGATTGGTGTGTTTTTGGGTTGCCAATACACTAATCCGACTACTGGTCAGTTCCAGTTCAACCAATATTATCCAGCTAGTACTGCTGCTAATGATATTGAAGCTTTTGTTGTGGATGATCCTCGCGCTCTTATGAAAGCGGTCGTGACGACTCAAAGCACTTCATTAGCTAATACTGGTACTACTGTTGGTTATCTGAACCCCTACTATGTCGGCTCTAATCTGTATCAGGTTGGTGGCGCAGGTGGTGTTACAGGTAGCACGACGACTGGTAATAGTAAGTTTTCGGTTTCTGGCGCAGTCGTTACCTCCGGTACGGCTGGTGCGGGTGATCGTGTAACTTCGGCTCTTCCGTGGCGTATGGTTGGTGTTGTTCCTGAGACTGCTGTTACCTTGACGGGTACATTAAGCAGCTCGGCAGTAACGACATCTGCTACGGTAGTATTAGCTGCTGCTGTTACTGGGCTTACCCCTGGTATGCAGCTAATTTGCCCAACTGGTACTGGTACTTTGGCTGGTAACTATGCAACTATTATTAACGTTGCTACTACGACGCTAACTTTAGCTGCAACGGTTTCTATTCCGGCCAACGCTAGCCTTACGTTCGTAGGTTACCCAGAAGTGTTAGTGGCGTGGAATGGAAACTTCCATTCTTATAACAACACCACTGGCGTGTAAGGAGTAATTAAAAATGGCTATTTCACGCGCACAACTACTGAAAGAGCTTCTCCCCGGTTTGAACGCATTGTTCGGCTTGGAGTACGCTCGCTATGGCGAAGAGCACAAGGAAATCTACGAGACCGAGACTTCCGAGCGTTCGTTTGAAGAGGAAACCAAACTGTCTGGCTTCTCCGCCGCTCCGGTGAAGAACGAAGGCAGCGCGA